TTGCATATACTTAGCAGACTCTATCTCAAACGTAAAAAAGTCTGCTAGTTCATAATTGATGTGTGGATCTGCTTCAATTTTTAGGTATACTTCATTCTTTTTACGGATGATCAAATCAGACATAAGGGGGACCATAAAACCATGCTACAAGTGATTTTCTATGACCAGTGGTAACAGGACGAACGCGATGCCACTGATCTGCTAGAAAAAAGATTGCGGATCCTGCAGGAGGTTTGAAAGTAACAAACCTTTGCTTTGCTCCTGGTTTATATATCTCCAAATCAAACTCGCCTCCTTCATAGTCATCATTGAGGAAAAGTGACATGCTGATTTTTCTAACTACACCTTGAATAATCTTTGGGTGTTGATCTATATGCCAATCGTAGAATCCTCCTTCTGGATATGATCCAAATTGTACTGGCTCAACTCCAGTTATATTGAGATTCCATCTAGAATCACGATTTATACTTTTTACCATACTAAGAAGCATGAGTAAAAGACTTCGATCTTTCACCCATGCTACCTCTGTTTTTCTTTTTGTATTTTCTTCTTGATTGTGCAACCTACCAACATTCCAATCAAGATCCGAGTTGTTAATTGCAGATCTAACAGTATTCATGGAATGGTCGTTAAATTTTACGACCTTATAGAAATGCCCGTAATTCATTACACACCATGCTTAAACTTAGTCCATTCAATAGCATTTTTAATTTGAAATGTTCTATTATTAATTTGTTTTAGGACACTTTCCAGAAATGCTATAGTTTGATCTATGTATGCAATTTTGTAACGGATTTTTTTAACCTCATCATCAGCATCAATAAACATATCAATCTCATCTCGTGTAGTTAATTTGAGATCGAATGGAGTTTCTCTGTATATTTCTGCTGGTGCTTTTCCCTTATAGTATAACCACTTATCTCTGATTAAAGTTTTTAAATCTAACTCTCGTTCCTTTTTCATGAGAGAGTATGTATTAAAAAACTCCATGTATCTCATATGGAGTTGTGGTATTTTTGTCGATTCTTCACAATAGAGATCTGTGTCAATCTGGCAGTCTTCTGCCCACATCTCTTGAAATTTTTCTAGATTCATAACCAAGGATC